CGCCAGCATAGACCCTTATAACGATGCTTTTGTATGCTCTTACAGGCATCGTGCGCCATCTACAGATATACAGTACGAAGATATGCTCAAAACATCCGTATTCTTCGGCTGCCTCATATTATTTGAAAGCAATAAAAACAACTGGAAAGACTACTTTATCCATCGTGGTTATGAGGCTTTTTTAATGAAGCTAAATGGTTATGACGATTATGGTATTCCGGGCAATCAAAAAACACATCAGCAGTTAGCAGAAGTTACAGAAGGCTATATCCTCAATAGTATTAAAAAAGTTTTCTTCCGCACACTCATTAACGACTGGCTACAATTCGACCTCAATAACACCACAGCCTACGATTCTGCTATGGCCGCAGGCTACACCCTTATTGCAGATAACAGGCTATTGTATAACAAACCACAATCCCCATTAATATCATTGGAAGAGTACGGCTTCCGCAAAACAGCAATATCATGAGTACCATCCAAACCATAGCATTCCCATCGCACGATACAGACCCACGTAAAAAATCCGAGGCAGACTTTATGCTCCAATTTGGTAAAGCCATATGGGCAAACTGGCATTCATCCATGCCTGACGGCAGCATATTTTACGCCAAGCGCAACAAATACGCAGAAATAAGGGACTACGCCATGAACCGCCAAAGCCTTGACCGCTACAAAAAACAATTGCTTAGCGATGAGAGCCAGGATGCCAGCTACATGAAAATAGACATGACACCACGGGCAGATGGTATGGTGTTAAGAAATATCGCCGTTGCTAAACTTCAAAAATCAGGCTACAACATTGTGGCCACGCCTATTAATGCCAGCGCTACCGATGCAGAAGATAAAGAATATGCAAGAATAAAAACAAAAATAATGCTTCGGGAAGAACTGCAAAAAAGGGGCAGTGAATTAGCGGATAGCGCAGAGCTAAAACCCGAAGCCGGCGAGCCGGAAGATTTGGAGGAATTAGAAATGCGTATGGAGTTTGGGCCCAAACTCACAAGAGCTATGGATATTGAAGAAAGCGTACAAATGATTTTTTACGAAACAGAAACCGACAAAATATTAGATGCCGTAGCAGAAGATAATGTGGATTTTGGCGTATCAATAGTAAAAGAAGGCTTAGACGAAAATAATAAGGTTACAGTAAGGAAAGTATATCCCGGTAGCTTTGGATGTTCCTATACAGAACAGCCCGATTTTTCCGACATCACATGGGGTTTTGAAGTTATTCCCGTTAAGTTGTCAGACCTTTCAAAAACCTTCAATGAAGACCAAATGGCCATCATTCGCAGTCATGCTGAGGGTAGGTATGGCAACCCTTCCACAATGGGATCCAGTTCCGTTGAAACAAATGGATACGACCTATTTAAAACAGAAGTACTCGACTTTGAATTTATATCGTACAACAAAAGAGTTACAGAAGAAACCACCGACAAAAACGGCAATATCCGCATTAGCAAAGCAAGTCCTAAAAAAGAAGGTAAAAACACCTCCAAGAACAGCTACACCTCCAAAACCATTGAAGCCCTTTATAAGGGTAAATGGGTTATAGGCACAGAATACATTTACGACTATGGCCTTGCCGAAAACCAAAAACGCACTGTAGAAGTAAAGACCATGAGTAAAACGAAATTGAGCTACCACATACAGGCCGCTTCGTTTCACAATATGAGATCGGTAGGGCTTACCGAGCAAATGATACCTATTATTGACGACATCAACATAGCTAACTACAAACTCCGCAATTTCCGAAACAGGCTCGTTCCAAATGGTTTTGATATAGACCTTGCAGCCATAGAGGGTGTAGCCCTCGGAAAGGGTGGACAGGCTATGAAGCCAATTGATGTTTTAGATATGTTTTTTGAAACGGGCATATTAATTAGCAGGCGTAGCGGTATAAGCATGGACAAAAATGTGAATTACAAAGCCATTAACGCCATTAGCAATAATATGGCCGACCATATTGTGCAGATAATACAAGACATCAGCCAGTCTAAGCAGGCATTAAGGGAAATATCCGGGCTTAACGAACTTACCGATGGCAGCACTCCTAATGCACGTACCCTTACAACCATAGCACAAATGGCAAATGAAAGTACGAACAATGCTCTGTGGTATATGCTCAATAGCAGGCGCAGGCTCATAGAAAGCCTTGCCCGTGGTGTAACGCAAAGGTTAAAGACAGCTATTAAGAACGGACCTTACGATGGATACAATAAGTCAACAGGAAGACATATCCGTGTGCCAGAAAGCATTGCCCATTACGATTATGATATTATGGTAGAAGACAGGCCGGGCGATGAACAACGGCAGATGGTAATGCAACTTATGCTGGAAGACATCAGGGCAGGATATATAAGCCATTCCGAAGTAATCAATATTCTTTATACCAACAATCTCAAACGCTCTGCGATGCTCCTGGCATATAAAGTAGAAAAAGGTAAGCAGCGCATACAAAACGAAGCTATGGCACGGGAGCAGGCCAACTCTCAAATGCAGGCGCAGATAAACGAGCAGGCCGAAATGCTTAAACATGAAATGGCCGAAGAACAACATCAAAGAGAGATGGAAAAAATTGGCTATGAAAAAGCATGGGATTTTATCACTGTCAGCCAAAAACAAGGGTTAGCCAATGAAGCCGTAATGCAAAAAGCTACGGGAATGATAGCACAGCAGGAACAAGGCGTACCCGGGCAGCAGGTAGAAACAGAAGAAGCTCTGTAAATGTTATCTATGGCAAACTTTTTTATAATATTTCATAAAATATCAACTTAATTTTGAAACCGGATTTTTATTTGAACGAAAAATATATTAAATGAGCATTAAAACATCTTTTATAAGAGAAGCCGCCGCCCCCGTTGCAGAAGCGCCAACGGCCTCAGAACCCATTGCCATAGAAAAGAATTACACCTACGGCGAACCTTTAGAATCAACCGAACCACAAAATCCAAAATCCGAAGAAGCGCCCAACGATAAATCACAACCCTCAACCGAAAATACACCTGAGTTGCAGCAGCCCAATAAAGCTGCCGATAATAAAGAACAACAACCCAAAGAACAAAAAAGCGACGAAAGCCAACCACCAGCAGCAACTACTTATGACTGGAAAAAAGAAGTAAAAAAACTTTCCAAAGCAGATGTACTCAAAGAATTAGGGCTGGATGAATTTGCCGTTGGCATGGTAGATTACTACCAAAAAGAAGGTAATGTAACGCCTTACCTGGAGGTAAAAACCGTGGATTACAGCAAAATGACATCGGAACAATTGCTGGAAATGCAGCTAAAGAAAGAGAATCCGGGCATGACCGAAACAGCCCTTAAATTCAAGCTACGCAAAGAATTAGAACAAAAATACTATCTAAACCGTGATGATTTTGACGAAGACAGCGATGAGGCTGTTTATGGTCAGGAACAGATGCGTTTAGATGCGGATAAAATAAGGAAACAGCTTATTGAAGAACAGGAAAAATTTAAAGTTCCTGTAAAAGACACCGATGCAATAGAGCAGCGAGAGGCTGAAAGGTTGCAAACGCTTCAAAAAGCGGTTACAGAACACAAGGAAACTGTGGATTTTCTGCAACAAAAAGCATTGAGGTTTGGTGAAGGTGACGAGGCTTTCACTTTTCCTATTGACAATGCCGATGCTGTGGTAGAAAGCTGCTTAAACACAATTCTCAACACAGACAGGCAAGACATTGATGGCGTTGAACTCACCGATTTTTACAAAAAAATCGCAGTAACAGCCCACTTGCCGCAGTTTCTGGATGCCTATGGCAAACACCGGGAAGCCATTGCAAAGAAAGCGTTTGAAGCGGAACTGGAAAACGCCATACCACGCCAACAGCAGCAGCCATTGCCCCCGTCCGATAATAATGATTACGGTTATCGGGGATAAAACTGTTCGCTAAGGCAAACATTATTAATTAACAATGCTTCCCGTAAAAACCGGGCAGCAGCAAAACTTTTATACAATGTCATTTACAAGAAGTACAACCGATAAAAAACTTGTTACAGCCATAGCCTATATGGATACAAGAGAGATTAACCCCAATCTCATTAACCAGGCCTGCGATAATGGTTTTGACGACCTTATGTTGGCCATAAAAAGGTATAAGCCCACCAAGCAGGCCGACTACCATCATTTCGTAAACGAAGATGTGTTGCAGGTTCTGGAATTTGATACCGGAGGTGTAGCAGGGTCAGGCACGCCCACGCTTACCGTTACCATCACATCAACAGGCTTTGCCCGCCGGGGCCTCAAACTTTTGTTTGAGAACGATGCAGTAGGTATGATTAACTCTGCCATCACCACCGCAGTCGGCAAAGATAGCTTTACCATCACATCCGTAAATGGAGGAAACCTTACCGCCGCCGCAGGTGATAAAGTATCAGCAATTGGTATAGTAGTGGGTGAAGGTTCTAAGGAAGTGCAGAGCATTAACTACGGTCAAACTAAATATTTTAACCAGATAGAAACACTAAGGGATAAAAGGAAGATTTCGGACATCCAAAGCAACACTACTGTTGAAATTGGCAATGGTTATTATATCTATACTCAGGCCGAGCAGCAGGCTATTGCATTCAAGCTGCAACTTTCGGCCACATTAACTGCCGGGGTAAAATCAGCAAACCAATACGGTACAGCATCACCTTCGCTGGTAGATGAAAATGGTGGCAGCGTACAAACCACTGGCGGCTGGGTTAATGAAATTGAATCATACGGGGTAAAAGACAGTGTAGCCTCACCCGGCACAGTAGGTGCATTAGATGTGGACGACCTGTTAGACCAGTTGAACGCTGTAAAAGCCCCTGCGGATTACATTGTAGCCGCACCTGATGCAGCCTGGCGTAAGTATGATGATTACTTTAAGAACCTGGGGTCATCAGGTGTAACATCAGCCAGGCTAAATGTAGATGGCACAGAAGTAAACCTCAATGTAAATAAATTCACCAAAGGAAGGTTTACGTTGGAATTTGCCTCTTTGCGCCTGTTAGACCATCCGCAGTTGTCATATTTTGCCGGAAGTTCTTCTTTAGGTAAAAAAATATACGGCTGGCCAAAAGATAATAAGGTTAAAGTGGTGGACAGAGATGGGAAAGGCAGTTCAGAGCCTCGTATTGGCGTAAGGTATTTACCCAATAAGAATGCTTCTAATAACAGAGGCACAGAGTACATAGAAGAATGGTACACTGGTGCATTGGCCCCTACTCCTACCGATGGTGAACATGCGCTCACCAGCCACATGCTTACCCACCAGGGTACAGAATGCCTTGGCACTAAGCAGATGTTCCGGCAGATAGTTTTATCATAATCAACTTAGGGGCGGCTACTACGCCGCCTCTTTATTTTATAATTAAAAAAAATAAACCGTGTATTTAAAAACAGTAAAAGACAGCGAAATAAATAAAGTATCCCCTGTCATAACAGATTATCTCAAAAAAAAGGCATTAAAACCCGGCGAAACAGCACAGTACAGGCTGCTCACGGGTGTAAAAAATACCGATAAAGACAAAACAGAAGGAGAGTTTTTATTTGGTGCTGTACAGTGTATTGTACTCAAAGACACCATCATGGATAAAGGTTCCGGCCAGCCCGTAACCATTGCCGTTATCAAAAATGTAGGCAAAGACGGGAATATAACGCCCGGAAAACTGTATGTAAAGCCACGCAAAAACGATGGCTCATTCAAATTAAGTGGCGATAACCCTGGGGATGTGGAAATATACTATGTACTTGAACTGTTAAGTCAGAATAAATCAAATCCTTTTGCCACACCCGGTGTAATAAAAATTTTTGAAAGAATTGATGAACTGGCCGAAGCCAACCAGCGCAGCAGGGTACGCAATATGTTGCAAGACAGTTGGAATGCCATTGACAGGTGGAATAAAGAAGAAACGCAAATCAGGGCGGCAGCTTACAACATATCTACCCAATTAGATGTGCATGTATTAAAAGACAAGCTGAAAACCATAGCAGAAAGAGCGCCGGAAGAATTTTATGAAACTATTGACAGCGAAGAAACAATGACCAAAGCGCTTATCAAGATGGCTAAGGAAGCAGGTGTTATCAGTTATAATACCGTTGAAATGAAATGGTATTTGTCTGCAAGCGGCGAAACATTGGCCTTGTTAGAACGCAGGGAGGGTGCAAATGAAACAGACCAGTTTGCACAAATACTTCTAAACGGTGTAAATGGCCCGGCAATGAAAGGCAAAATAGAAACCTTGTTAAAAAAGGCCAATAAAGCAGTAAAACAGGAACAGCTTGCAGAAATTCAACAACCCGTTGTTTCCGAGGAAACGGTTGAAGAAGAAATGCAACCTGTTGAAAATAAAAAAAATCGTAAGCCGGAACGCTACGCCTCGTAGCATACGGTTTACGGGAATACCTGCATCAATAAAAGGTGCAGGTATTTAAAAATCAATGTTACGTGCCAACACTACAAGGACATATCAGTTTTACCGTTAAGTTCAACCTTACATTGAACAAGCTATCCCTGCAATTCAGCAGCGATATATCCTCACCAGATATAGAGGGCATTACAGCAGCCTTTGATGTGCGCCAGCCTGACGGACTTATCAGGGATGGAAATACAGCATCCCCCGATGTATCGTGGAACGGTAGTGGATTTCCCGAATTTACGTTACCCTTGCGATTAGCCAGCGATGGCAATCCGCAGAGGGGAACATACTTTATACAGGTATCAGCAATAGCGACAGGCTACGATGCAGGTATATTCAGCAGGGAGTTTAATTACCAATTTGAATTACCTGAAATTATAATAGCCAAAGACTTTGATGTATTCACCCCGGCATTATCTGCCACAGACGAAACGCAGCATGACGTACAGGAATATACAACCAATACATTAGTCCGCAGTTGGCAGGCAGAAATACCAGCAGGGGTAATTATAAGTTCTGCATCCAGCATAGACCTTGCGTATAGCGGGGCATATTACGACAGCCTTTATAAAATATATTTCGCTGTAAATTCCACATATACCAACGATATGTACAGTTGGCTAACTGTAGAAGCAGGTAGGGGTATATATTTTGAAAAAGCAGCTTTCATTCCCCCGGCAATGGCCATATTGTTTTCGTGGCTTTCCGCATTAAAACTACATGAAGTCGGCTGCGATTGCGGCTGTAGTAAAAGTGAGTATAATAAAGCATTGGCGTTGTATAAACTTATCCGTGAAAAATTATGTGCAGAAGATACGGATTGCCTCAATGAAATGTTTAGTACATTTTATTCGCTCACTCACAATGGGGCAGTTTGGCAATATACCAACACCAATTTAGTGATACCGCCATACGATTTTACCACAGGTTGTAGCGGTAATAGCCCCGGATTAGTTAATACAGGAACAGTAGTAGTAGAGTGTATCATTGGAAATACGGCAGTTGTGACAGGTACGGTATATACTGTTTCGGGTCTCACAAATGGTAGTGATACAGTAACCAGCGATGCATTTATTGACAAGCGAGTTAGGGTTGTAAGGGGCGCATTAACCCTGCCGGGTCAAGACCCAGGCGATGGAAGCTATTACTATACCAAAATACCATCGGCCAATAATATAATATTAAACAGCCCATTAGTAACCGGTGAATTTATAAGAATAGAAACTATATCATGATAAAGACACTAACCTTATTATTTTCTTTATTTTCTCTTACAGCATTTGCCCAATATCCCGGCGGCGAGCAGTCTATAGGAAATAATAATAATGTCGTAAAGGCTAAGGGAGGTTTTACGGCTGGCGGTGGTATAATTGTTAAAACATATACTACAACTACAGATGCAAATGCAACACCAATAAAAGATTATCCCGGAGCAATAATATTCACTACTTCGGACAATCAATACTGGGTACGTAATAGCGCAGCTACAGAGTGGCTACCCATATTTCAAAACGCTGGCAATTGCGACCTCAGAACAGGAGGTTTAGTAACTTGGTCTGGTGTTGGCTTAACCTATAATGTGACAAGCGCATCATTTTGCATAGGGGGTAACGGGTATAGTTTTCCGGGCGGCAGTATTACTTTAGATATAGCAGACCCCTCTTATCCACGTTTTGATGTAATAGGGCTTGATAATACAGGAAATCTTATAAAAATAACAGGTACCCCGTCAACAAATCCCCAGGTTCCTACTGTAAACCCTGCTACTCAATTATACTTAACGGCCGTTTTAGTAAATGCCGGGGCTACTACACCAAACGGTGTTAGCCAGATAGTTTTATGGGATGAAAATTTAGATTCTCCGTCTGAGTGGACGGCAGGAACTACTGCAACTGCAAATTTCAATAACACGTTAAGCACATACCATCTTGTAAAATCAGCCGATGTAACAAATGGTGTAGATGGGACGTCAATAAGATTCAACGGAACACCGGCAGCAACAAACGATTATAACGCAGTAAGATTTTATGTTAAGTTAAAGACGGCTTTATCTATACGTCAGAATTTTATTGTGGTTTTAGAAATAGATAACACTTCAAATGATGTTAGTCTGCCTGTAACATTATCTACGGCCTATGGGTTTAATAAAAACCTTACTGGCGTATATCAGAATATTACCATACCTCTTTCCGATTTTGGAGCAAGCGGCAATATAAGTGCCTTTGTTTTAAAACATTCTATTGATGGTTTATCTGCCCCGATAGAATATTATTTTGATTATCTCACGCTTATAAGCGGAACAACAATACCTACAGGCGGCATAACAAATATTTCAAAAAAAGCAGGAACAGACAGCATATTTTTTTTTAAGAATGGGATTTGGCAATTCGCATTTAAAGACAGCGTAGGCACAGGCGGCGGTGGTGGTACGGATTATGTAAATGCTGGCTGGGGAGTGGAGGTAGATAGTGTAGGGAGAAATTATACGGTTAAAGTAGATAGCAATGCAATTAAGGGTTTGGATTTAGGGAGCGATACGGTGTTGGTAGAGCAGCCTCTTTATGTAGATGCGGACACTTTGAAATTTAACGTGGATAGCAGCGGATTAGTGAAGGATGTAATGCGGAGTAGCGATAGTGTTTACATCAAAATAAACGGAGTATGGGAGTTTGCATTTATTGACAGCGTGGGGAGTGGTGGCAGCGGTGGTGGAAGTGTTGAATATGTTTTGCAA